GCCATCGACTACGTGGTGAACTGGCAGTTGGAGTCCATGGACACCGAGAAGGATAAGTTCTTGGAGCGGCCTACGTCCATACCACCACTGGTCAATGCCAAGTACGCCAACATGAGCGTGCTCGAAGTGATGCGTGAGTTGCTCAAAGACCCGCAGCCAAACCAGCGACCCATGGATGAGCATGTGATCGGCACGCTCACACCGACTGACGAAGAGATCAAGGAGGCCGAAGAGATCAAGATCAAGATCGAAGATGCAGTGCGCCACGGTGAGATCGTCCAAGGCCAGATGCGTTCGGCAACGGGCGAGGGCACCACCGCACTTAATGGCTTTCGTGAACGCCGCACAGACTGGAAACCACACCTGCGCAACTTCTTTATGGAGATGTGTGAGGGTGAGGATCAGTCACGCTTCAACCCGCCAAACAAGCGCATGCTACCGCTGGACATCCTGTTGCCCTCACACTTCAGCGAGATGTCGGGCGAGATGATCATCGCGTGCGATACATCAGGCTCGATGACGGGCTACTACGGGCTGGTGTTCGGTGAGATTGCGCGCATCTGCCAGCAGGTGCAGCCCAAGAGTGTGCGCGTGTTGTGGTGGGATACACGCATTGCCGGTGAGCAAGTGTTCACGGTAAAGGACTACAAGGACATCGCCAAGGCCATGGCACCGCGCGGCGGTGGCGGCACTACGGTGTCATGCGTGGCGAAGCACATCCACGAGAAGAAGTACAAGCCCAAGGCCACCATCATGTTGACCGACGGTATGATAGAGGCACAATACGAAGTCGCGCCCGGCAACGTGCTGTGGGGCGTGGTCAACAACTCGCGGTTCGTGCCGATACGCGGCAAGGTGCTACACATTCAGGAGGGTTGATGTCACAACATCCGACAAGGGTAGGACGCGGACTGTTCACACCGGCAGGGGAGCTTGCAGCACGGGAGCTTGCCAAGTCTGGCGGCTCACTCAACGCCGTTGCCAACGGGCGTCTCATACGCATCTCGGCAGGGCCGACCGACTGGGATGTGAGCACACCATGGCAGGGGCGTGAACTCGTGGGCTGGAACAAGCGCTTCTCCAACTGGGACAAGATGATCACCGTCACGTTCTACGTGGAGTTGAGCAGTACCAACAACCCGCTGCCAACATTCACACTGGCACTCAAACCGCCGCTGACTGACGAGGACGTAGCCAACGCTGCGGACACGTACATGATGCTGTTAAACTTGAGTCGCGTTATTCAAGAATAGGAGTTTTTATGAGTAAGCTGATTGACTTAACAGGCCGCGTGTTTGGACGGCTGCTAGTAACGGGACGTGTACCTAGTACGAACGGACAGGCACGATGGGCGTGCGTATGCGATTGTGGGAAGACGTGTACTGCCGTAGGGCAGGCGTTGCGTGACGGACTATACATATCGTGCGGGTGCTACCGATTGCAGATGATGCACACACGAGCAGTGACACACGGTGCGTCACGCACACGCGCATACCGTGTGTGGGCGACTATGCGTCAGCGCTGCCGTGATCCGAACGCAACGTCGTACCCAAACTATGGGGCGCGTGGTATCACAGTGTGCACTCGTTGGGGTCGCTTCGAGAACTTCATCGAGGATATGGGTGAACCCCCAGAAGGCGCAAGCATTGAACGTCGCAACAACGATAAAGGATATACGCCTGCTAACTGCTACTGGGCTACGCATAAAGAGCAAGCTGCAAACACGCGGACTAACCGGTATGTCAGCGTGGGTACGCTACGCTTACACGTAGCTCAGTGGGGGCGCGAGAGCGGTGTGTCCGAGGCAACGATACGAAAACGTAGCGACGGGGGGTGGCCGCCCGAAGCAGCGGTGTTACTACCGTCGATCTACACATGGGGAAAGGAGTGAGCATCATGGCGATCATGAGAGACACGATGGTGACGGCACTGCGGAGATTGGACGAGCAGTACCAGTATGCACGTGAAGCGATGTTCAGTCGTGGGGAGAACACCCCCGAGCGCGTTCATGACATTGAGCGCATGTACCAAACGAAACTAGAGGAAATACGAAAGGGTTATGACATGAACAACGACATATATGGACAGCAGATACTCGACCCCCGGCAGCTATACGGGATTAACAGCAGTGCGATGAACGCAGGCTTGGCTGCACAGAACCAACCGGCGCAAGGCTCGATGGGGGCGTTGGCGCAGCAGGGCACGCAGGTGAAGCCCATAACCGAGAAGGAAGGCGTGCTGTTCTTCCGTGGCGGTGAGTTGCCTGAGAAGTGGATGGGCGCGCACTACGACAGCTATCAGCGTGCGGTGGTGGGTAAGCAGTGGAAGATCAGCTACAGCAGCCCGTACAGTAGCGACACCATCATGCTATGGCTGAGTTCGGAACAGTTCAGCGGCCAAGATGCAGACAAGGTGGCGCGCACGTATCTGGAGACGATCAACCAGCGGAGACTGGGGTGAGCGAAGCGTTCACCGGGCCTTACGGTTCGGACGTTTACATACCCGACTTCATTGATGCAATTGTAAGTCCGCTACATGCACGTATCTGTCTGAGCATCAACGTCAAGGGGGCGACAAACCCACAGCGATACATGTTGGTAAGCGACGGTGCAAGTGCGACCGTCGCGGAGGGGAGAATGCCCTTCGGGACAGACAAGGAGACGCAGGCAAAAGCCGCGCAGTGGTTGTTAGATTTGTGCTGCACAAGATACGGTGTTGAAGGTATCGAGTTCAAGCATAGTGACTTCATATTAACTTTCAAAGAGTAGGAAACGACATGGCTAATTTCAATCTCAATTCCGTCGCATTGATTTGCGAGTTCAACGTCTCCGTGTGGACGGCGCGTAAGTTAGACCGCGCCGAATCGGATAAGGTGGTCGAGGGTGCGGGTGCCAAGAGCAAGGGCGCGGCCCGTGTCAATAAGAATCTCTTTAGCGGGCGCACTGAGTTGGAAGACATCGGCAAGCTGGTGACCGAGGCCCGCAACTACGTGATCGACAACACCATCCCTTGGAGCGACGCAGGCCAGCGTATGCTGATCGGCTCGCGCTTCCCGAAATTCGATAAGCGCGTGGAAGACTACCGGGGCGAGTTCTACGATAAGGTCAATGCGTTCGTTGACCTGTATCCCACGCTGATCACGGCGCAGGCCATGGCATTGGGCGCTATGTTCAATCGGGCCGAGTTCCCGCCAGCGTCCGAGATCGCGCACAAGTTCGCCATGAACATCGGATACCTGCCAGTGCCTACCTCGGGCGACATCCGCGTGGACATCGGCAACCAAGCGCAGGACGAGTTGCGGGAGCGTCTGGAGAAGCTGTCCAACCAACGCGTGGACAACGCTGTGGCTAACGTGAACCAACGCTTCATCGACCACCTCAAGCGCATGGCGGATCGTCTGGTGACAGACGTGGATGACAAGACAGGCGAAGGCAAAGGCCGTCGCTACCACGACACATTGGTGACGAGCGCGTTCGAGTTGTGCGATCTGGCAAACGACTACAACATCACGGGCGACCCGCTGCTTTCACTGGCACGCAAGACGTTGGAAGATGCACTCTCGGGCGTGACTGCCGACACGCTGCGTGAAGACCCGATCAAGCGTGAAGACGTGCGCAAGACGGTGACCAGCATCCTGAATCGGTTTCAAATATGAAACTGAAGGCGTCACATCACTGGCTGTTCGATGGGACAGTTGTGGTGGAGGTGTGGGATCACGATGCGATGAAGCCAGCGGAGAAGGCTAACCCCTTCTCTCGCAAGCGACACGCCGTAGTGCCCACCAGAGTGCACACGATGCGCTTCCCGCGTGGCACCACCAAGGCGGCTGTGAAGATGGCGAAGCAAACTGCCATCATGCTTTATGAACTAAAGATGAACGAGGTATCAAGATGAAAATCAAACACGTAAAAACACTGAAGGATGGGCGGCGACATGTACTGGTCGAACTGACCAAGTATGACCTTATGCCCGTACCACCGGTTGACCCCGACGCCTTCTACCGGCTCAACGAACCTGTGCACGAAGACATCGTGGTAGGCCACATTATTCAGAACCCCCAGCGCGTCTATTGGGACTCGCTCGAACAGAAATGGAGGGATGCATGAAACAAGTACGAGCGCTTGACATCACCACGGAGCAAGGCTTCCGTGACGCGATGAAGTGGACGAAAGATCAACTCAACATGCTGCACGATGGGGGCGTGTGGGTTATCCCGCGCAGCTTCAGTGCAGTGAAAGTAATCTCACACAGCAAGCTGGAAGCCGAGATGAGCGGTATCAAACGCGAACCCGGCATCGTCGCCATGATGCGCGCACTGGGCTGGAAAATAACAGAAGGGGTGATGTGACGCCCACCGAGGCGAAGCTGGCCGCTGTGCTTGCACCCGAACTCAAGCGGCGTATCTACACACTCACACGCAAGCTCATGAAGATGGAGGCCCAGCGCGATGAGTGGCGCGCGTATGCGCAGAAGTACCAGAAACAACTGAAAGAAAAGATTGACTCAAAAGCTACCCCCTAACCTGATGGACTTCACCGAACTGCTACGTGAGTGGCTTGAATTGGATAACCGGCCGCTAACCCGTGAGGAAAGCGAGAGGCACTGGCACCTGATGGACGAGATCAACCGCCGCGCACCGGCAGAGGAATCCTGATGACAAACCTAATACGCCTACCCCCGACAACCACCATGACCGCGCAGCAAGCGCTGGAGTCTGCGCTGGTGGACACTGAATCCGGGCACCTGACAGACGTACTGATATGCGGGTACGACCAAGACGGCGATCTGTTCATACGTTCGTCGCGACTCACTTGCGCCGAGGCATTTTTCTTGGCGAGCAAGGCCGCACGATGGGCGCAGGAAGGAGGTGTAGATTGACGCACAAACTAAATAGCGACCGTACCGTCGCAGTTGCGACAGACTACTACTGGCTTCCCATAAACGAGTACACACCAAGGGGTGTGAAGCTCCAACTGTTGGGTCAAAGCAACGTTGCAACCTACGGTAACTGGGACGGGAAAAATAAGTTCTGGACGCACTGGGCACCTTTGCCAAAGAAGCCGCCTGCGGTATAATGTTCAGAACTTAACAACGGAGAAACGACATGCATATACCCGAGAACTCATCGGATGAAGAACTCATCCTGATGGTGGACAACAAGCAAGATGCAACCCCTCTTGAGCGTAAGCTGGCCGACCGCTTGGCTGAACGTATCAACGAACTCAATGACGCAATCAAGGAAATCGATGCCTGCCACCCCTAACTCCCCCTTTAACTGGCGCGCGCAACCGTCTGTTCTCGCCAACGACCACGACATCAATGGTGTCAACCGCCGCAAGTCGCAGCAAGCAACTGCGCTCAAGAAAGCACCGTTCATTCTCAACGGTGTTGACCCCCGTACCCCACACAACCAAGTCAACGCCTACGGGCGTGCCGTTGTGTCCAACACCAAACGCGCCTTCGGGCTGTAGGAGACAACATGGACGATCACGAAGCCCTGACGTTTCACAAGCTGCCCGAACCCGGTGGTGTGAAGCACGATGGCGACAAAGTGCGTATGGAACTGCTTGACCCCTATGCGCTGGAGCAACTGGCTGCAGTACTGACGTTCGGTGCCAAGAAGTATGCGGCGCACAACTGGCGTCTGGGCATCCGCAACGGACGCTTGATCGCGGCACTCTTGCGTCACGTGTTTGCATACTTGCGCGGAGAGAACCATGACCCTGAGACTGGACTGTCGCATATCGCTCACGCTATGTGCTGCTGCATGTTTATCCTTGGGCTTGAACATCGCGTGGATTTGGATGACCGGTACAAAGGATAGGTCATGGCAACCCCCGAGTCCATCACAAAGAAAACGGTCACACGCATACTCACCGACGCAGGTGTGTACCACTTCTTCCCTGCTGCAAATGGCTACGGACGCGCAGGCATCCCTGACATTATTTGCTGTATCAACGGCCACATGCTTGCCATAGAGTGTAAGGCAGGCAAGGGTCGTACAACCGCGCTGCAAGCCCGTGAACTGCAGCGTATCCGTGACGCAGGTGGGTCAACACTGGTCATCTACGATAGGCCCGAGGACTTTCAGTTGCTGGGCAAAACCATCTACACACTACTACAACTATGAACATCGAACTGATTGAAGACGCCGCAGTATCCCCGACCGAACTGCTTGAGCAACTGGGCCTGCTGGACGACGATGCCAAGGGTACGCTGCACCAGATGTCACTGATCATCATCGCTACGCTGCTGTCCAAGACCGGCACTGTGATTCTGATGTCCGACATCAAGGGTGATGGCGTGGCGAACATCATCGCGGCCGGTAACCCGGCACTGGTGCCCCCGCTGATGTACACGGCAAGCGAGGCGGCGGACGCTATGTTTAAACGCCCCGAGGGGAGCACACA